TCCGTTTGACGCCGAAGAAGATCGTGACTGGCCCGTCGAACGTGTTCCAAGCTGAAGTGCTGCTGAAGAGCGTGCTTCGCACGGGCACCGCCGACAACGACATCAACCCCGTCAAATCGATGGGTTTGTTGGCCGATGGTCAGGCGAACCTTTCTCGTATCACCAGCACCACCGCATGGTGGGTGCAGACTGATGCGCCGGAAGGCCTCAAGCTTCTGATGCGTCGCGCCCTTGAGAAGAGCATGGAAGGTGACTTTGAAACCGACTCCATGCGCTACAAGGCGACCGAGCGTTACACGGTTGGCTGGACTGACCCTCGCGGTCTGTACGGCACGGCTGGCGTATAGCAAAAAGCCCCTCCCAGTGGCTCCCCTGCTGGGAGGGGTTTCTTACCGGGCAATCCGGCGCATCTGACAGTCCCGGCTGACGACATGCAGACAGGCGCGCTTAACTCGCATGTGAGGAAAATCTAATGGCTTCTACTACTTTTACCGGCCCAGTAACGTCGCTCAATGGCTTCGTTGGCAACATCACGGGCGACATCTTTTCTTCCGTTCAGTCCCTGAGCGGCGCTGGCGCGGTCAACTTGACCGATATGATGACCAGCCTCACCACTACTGGTGCTTCGCAGGCGCTTACGCTCGCCAATGGTACTGTTGGTCAAATCAAAGTCATCACGCACACCGTTGATGGCGGTTCTGCCGTGCTCACGCCGACCACTGGGATTGGGTTCACTACCATCACGTTTACGGCTGTTGGTGATACGGTTACCCTCATTTACACCTCTGCTGGCTGGGCAATCATTGGCTCGCGTGACGTAACGATTGCTTAATTAGGGTGAGGGCGAAAGCCCTCATTCTTTAGGAGGGCACTATGGCGGATGCAGTAACTTCGCAGACCATCCTTGATGGCGAGCGCTTATTTATTGGCAAATTTACCAACATTTCTGACGGCACCGGAGAGACTGGGGTTGTTAAAATCGACGTTTCTACCCTTGCGCGAAATGCAAGTGGGCTTGCCTGCAACGGCGTGAAAATTAACAAAATCTGGGCATCAACTCACGGCCTAGAGGTGCGAATTCTTTTTGATGCGACCACTGATGCTTTCGCATGGATGATTACTCAGCAAACCTTCTATGAGATGGATTTCAGTTCCTTTGGCGGTCTTTCAAATAATGCAGGCGCCGGAGTGACTGGAGACGTGCTGTTTACCACTATCGATGCTTCGGCTGGCGACATGTACACCATCGTGCTTGAGTGCATCAAAACTTACGCTAGCGTGTAGGAATTATTCATGGGCAAAAAACTCCAATACGTCTCTGATTTCGCCTTCCCGTCTGACTGCGGATTTAGCGGCTCAGCCGGGCAGCAGATGATTAAGGGTTACGCTCGCGGCGGTCAGTGCGATGCAGGCTATGCGAAGGGCGGCAAGAAGAAAGAGGTTTCACCGAGCCGCAGGTCGATGATTAAGCGTGAGTCGATGGAAACTCCTCGCATGAAAAAAGAAGAGGTCATGCAGAGCCAGACCGTTCGCGGGAAGGCGCCTGCTGGAGGCCCCGGCATGCTTCGCACCCTCGGGGCGCTTGGGATTCGCGATAATGTAAACCCGGGAGAGCGCCGCGGCGTTCCTGTCGCGCCTCGCGAGCCTATGCTGCCGATGGCCAAGGGTGGCCTGAAAAAAGCGATGGCGACCAAAATGCCGAAGGTCATGGGCGAGTTCAAATCAGGGAAGCTTCACTCCGGCTCAAAAAAAGGCCCGGTCGTGAGCAATCCGAAGCAGGCTGTTGCTATTGCCATGTCTGAGGCCCGCAAGATGGCAAAGACAAAGGCCTAGTGATAAATTAAAATCTGATTGGGCGAGCTGAAACAGCGGCCATTCCGACAATATGAGGAATCGGCATGGCATTCTCAGGCAACATCAGCACAACGACGTTTAACGCCCTGAAGGTGGTAGATCACGCCTTCAGGCGTTGTCGCCTAGCAGCTCAAAATATCACTTCAGAGATGCAAGCCTACGCGCTTGAATCTCTGTATCTGATGCTCTCTGAAATGGCCAACATCAAGACACCGAGCTGGTGTATTGAGCGGGTTGTGCTTCCCCTGTACGAAAATCAGCCGATTGTGCCGCTGCCCATTGGCACGGTCGAAGTGCTGAACTTGAATTACTTGACGCTCCAGATGCTTGATGGTGACCTGACTACCACATCAACGAGCTACACGGTTGATTTCCTCAGTGACACGGTAGTCAATTCAATTGGCATCAAGTGGGCCGATGACTCGGTGCCAGTGACCTTTGAGGTAAGCAACGATGACATCCTCTGGTATGAGGTTGGCTCAAACTCAGAGGTCGCAGTAGCCGGCGAAATTGTTTGGTCAGAAATTGATGCCGCGCAGGCTTACCGCTATTTCCGAATCACCTCAGACGACCCGATGATTTACTCGGCAATTGTGCTTGGTAATCAGCCTCAGGAAATTCCGCTGGGCACTTTGAACCGCGACACCTACGTTCAGCAGAGCAACAAGGTTTTTCCGAGCCGGCCTAACAGCTACTGGTTCCAGCGCGACATTCCAATCCCTGTGCTTCACATCTGGCCCGCGCCCTTCGCGGCGGCTGAACAGGCTCAGCTCATTCTGTGGCGCCATCGCCACATTATGGATACCGAGAATCTTCAGCAGGACGTTGAAATCCCGCAGCGATGGATAGAGGCCATTGTGAACGGCCTAGCAGCCCGCATGGCGGCCGAGACGCCACAAGTTGATGCAGCCCTCATCCCAATGCTTGAGGGCCGCGCAACGGTCTCTATGCAGCGTGCATGGGACGGCGACAACGATGGCTCTCCGACCTACATCAACCCCGGCATTGGGTGCTACACGAAATGAGCATTTACCTCGATGTTAGAGGCCAGCCGACCTACGGGATTGGGATCTGCGCTCGGTGCTCGCGCAAGATGCTTTTGGCCGACCTGCACCCAGACCCGAACTATCCGAACCTTATGGTGTGCGACGAGGATACCGACCAGTACGACCCGTACCGATTGGCGCCGCGGCGGCCAGACCAAGTTGTACTTCCGTTTACTCGGCCAGATGTGCCACTCAATACGCACCCGAATGGCCTAATTCAGGAAGCCGGCGAACTCTTTGTCATCGTTGAGGATGGCCAAAACTACATTGAGATTCTCTGACAAATGGCAAACGTACCCAGCAATCTGATTCCGGTTCGGGTAACGAAGCTACAGTTTTCCCCCGTAGCGTCAGAGGACGGCCTGCTCCTCTATGTGTATGAGGGCGTCTCTTACAAAATCAGAGCTGGCGATTTGCTGTCTGTGGCCGGAGTGCCAACCTCTCGGCAAGTTATTGCAGGAACGGCATTAACCGGCGGCGGCCCTCTCAGCAGCGACGTTACGCTGAGCGTGGCCAACGGCGGCATAGGAACCGCTCAGCTTGCCAGCTCCGGGGTCACTCCGGGCGTGTATGGCGACTCAACCAGCATTCCGGTCATTACCGTTGATGCCACTGGCCGCGTCATGGCGGCGACCACATCGTCAATAGTTGTTTCTGGCTACGTCCCGACCTCTCGGCAGGTTATTGCCGGAACCGGCCTCTCAGGCGGCGGAAGCCTCTCGTCTGACGTAACGCTGTCAGCAAACTTCTCAAGCAGCACCCCGCTTTCTGGCGACTCATCTGGCAGCGCTGGGTCTGGCGTCACTATGTCTCGCGCCGACCATCAGCATCCGGCGGTTGACCTTGCCGACATTAATGAGGTCAACGGCATCCTCGGGCTGAGCAATGGCGGCACAGCCAGAAGTTTGGTGATGCAGCCCGGCGCAGTCATTTGGAGCGGCTCTGACGGGTTCTATGTAGGGCCGGCAGGGGTATCTGGTCAGGTGCTTGTGTCTGGCGGCACGAGCGCTCCGACATGGGGCTCTGCTTTGATCGTTTCTCCACAATTGGCAAACTATTTCTTTGCCGGGCCAAGCTCAGGCGCCGCGGCAGACGCAACCTTTAGGTTGATGGAAATCAGCGACCTTCCCGACTCCGGGGTGGCGCCAAGCACCTATGGGTCGAGCACGACAATTCCGGTCTTTACCGTCAATGCCAAGGGTCAAATAACGGCGGTGACCAACACTGCAATTCCTGCCGGCACGGTAACTAGCGTTTCTGTTTCAGGCGGCACGACTGGCCTGACAACCTCCGGCAGCCCAATCACATCATCCGGCACTATTACGCTGTCTGGCACGCTGATTCCGGGCAATGGCGGGACAGGAATTTCCACTTATTCAGCCGGAGACATGCTGTATGCCTCCGGCACTTCCACCCTTTCGAGGCTGGCGGCCGGAACCTCTGGCCAAGTGCTGACCAGCGCTGGCGCAAGTGCTCCGGTCTGGACGACATTATCGAGCGGCACCGTCACTAGCGTTAACGTGTCAGGCGGCACTACAGGCTTAACAAGCTCCGGCGGCCCGGTTACTACATCTGGCACCATTACGCTAGCAGGCACCCTGATTGCAGCCAACGGAGGCACTGGATTCGCCACCTATACGGTCGGCGACATTCTCTATGCCTCCACGACTACTGCGTTATCCAAGCTATCAGACGTTGCAACTGGGAACGCTCTGATTTCAGGAGGCGTTGGCGTTCCTCCTGCTTGGGGAAAAATTGACTTAACAACGCATGTGTCAGGCACGCTTCCGATTGCCAATGGCGGCACTAACGGAACAGCGGCGCCCACAGCCGGAGCTGTTCCATACGGCACTGGTACAGCATTTGGTTTTACCGCTGCCGGTACGTCAGGCCAAGTGCTAACGAGCGCGGGCGCTGGAATTCCAACGTGGACAACGCCGACCACTGGCACAGTCACTAGCGTTGCGGTATCTGGCGGGACGACCGGCCTCACTACTTCCGGCGGCCCGATTACCAGCTCTGGCACGATTACGCTGGCAGGCACTCTCGCTGTTGCTAATGGAGGGACTGGCCTCGCTACTTACGCGACTGGCGACATTGTCTATGCATCAGGTGCTACGACCATTTCAAAGCTGGCGCTCGGCACGACCAATTATGTTTTGACTGCCGGCGCATCTGCTCCACAATACGTCGCACAGAGCACGCTTTCTGTCGGGTCTGCCACGACGGCAACAAACCTTGCTGGCGGCGCGGCAAGCCAAATTCCATATCAAACGGGAGCTAGCGCTACTAGCTTTTTAGCCAACGGCACCGCCGGGCAAGTATTAACATCAGCAGGCGCCGGAACCCCAGTGTGGAGCGGGCTTGATGGGGGAACTTTCTGATGATTGAAGAATTGGTGAAAAGAATCTTCAAGGCAAGAAACGAGGCGCACGTTAGGCACTGGATGACCTCCTCGTATGCTGAGCACAAGACCTTGGGGAAATACTACGAAGATGTCATTGGCGTCCTTGATCAGCTTATTGAGGCATATCAGGGGACGTTTGGCATTATTGAGACTTTGCCAGACCAGACCGAAAGCATGATAAAAGCGCTGAATGAAGAAATGCTTTGGCTAAATGAGAATCGCGAAAAGATTGCCAACAACATTCCTGCGCTTGAAAACATTGTTGATGAGCTGACAGGGTTACACGCAAAAACCCTGTATAAATTGGAAAATTTGAGGTAATAAAATGTCGCAGACTGGTTACACCCCGATTCAGCTTTATCGCTCGACCACTGCCTCAACTGCTCCAACTGCCGGCAATCTGGCTGCTGGCGAGCTAGCGATAAACACCACTGACGGCAAGCTTTACTACAAGAATACCGCGGGCGTTGTGACACTTTTGTCGTCAAAAGATGCAGCGGCTGGTGCGTTTACCACTCTTAGCGCTTCCTCAACTGTTTCCGGCATTGGCTTCAGCAACTATCTAGCTTCTCCTCCGGCTATCGGTGGAACGGCTGCTGCGGCTATTACAGGTACTACGATCACTGCCAATACGCAGTTCTCTGGCCCTCACAATGGAACTGTAGGCGCTACTACGCCTTCGACTGGTGCGTTTACTACGCTTAGTGCATCTTCGACTGTCTCTGGTACTGGCTTCAGCACCTACTTAGCTTCTCCTCCGGCTATCGGTGGAACGGCTGCGGCTGCGGGTAGCTTCACTACGCTTAGTGCATCTTCGACCGTCTCCGGCACGGGCTTTAGCACTTATCTTGCGTCGCCCCCTGCTATCGGCGGAACGACTGCCGCTGCGGGTAATTTCACTACGCTGGCTGCATCTTCGACTCTTGCTACTGGTGGAGTTGCTGTTGCTGGGTATTCGTTCACATCACGTTCTACCGGACTTGCAAACGCATATTTTGTTGATACCGATGCCGGCGCAGGCGGTATGAACATCAATTTTTTGAAAAACAGCGCGTCCCCAGCGGCATCCGACGACATCGCACTTTTGCGTTTTTACGGCAATGACAGCACCGCTGTCCAGACCGAATACGTCCGGTTGGCGGCAACAATCGCAGACCCGACCAACGCAAGTGAGGATGGAACGTTTTCGTTGACCACCGTAAAAGCCGGCGCCCTTGGGGAACGAGTCCGCTACACTTCTGCGGATGGCTTGTACGTTGTGGACGGTGCGTTTCGCTGCCCCGACGCTTATGCCAGCACCACCGGCACCGCTGCAAACATGGTGATGAGTTCTGCCAGCGGTATTCTTCAACGCAGCACATCCTCGTTGCGGTATAAAAACAGTGTCGAGAATGCGACCTACGGCCTTGCTGAAGTAATGCAACTTCGTCCTGTTACCTAC